CCGCGTTCATTCTAAACAATGGCGGCACGTCATCGGGTGGATTAAATCCACTCAAATCGGTTTCTTCCCCCTCTGATAGTTGTATTACGGTACAACGGCAACGCCATCCATTTGGAGGATAGTATTGCTTCCAGAAAGGGTCGTTTATTGGTCTTATGATATTGTCTAATGCCGCGTGTGTTGGTCTTACTCTGCCATCACCAATAGTTTGATATTGCAATAACGGTAACACATCGGCATCGGCTTCTATGCGCTTCCAATCTGATGCCATACGTGCTGAAGCTTTAGCGGTTTGGTATTCAGCTTGCAAATAGTCATTATACATTATATCATAATGAGCTCTTGCAGCCTCTTTGAATTTATAAAAGTTGCTTTGGTATTCAGGGACTGATAACAACGCGGTCATTACGCGTGTAGATTGATAGGTTTTCGCACCACTAAACACATAGATGTTATTAGTTAAATCGGCAACTAATATTTCATCAACAACGGGTGCTAAATCAATACCATCTTTTAAATAAGCAGCAGTCTTTAAATAAATTCCCTCGGGCAACACTTGGTTATTAATCGCACCAATCCAAACATCATTTGTGAACCGATTAAAATCGTTTTCATCAAATGGTGTTGGTGGGTCAACTTCTTTGCCTATGTTGCAGAATCCGCACATTTATTTATAAAGGTTTTTTAGTTTGTTAGCAACTACTTCAACTTCTAACTCTTGATCCATTAACTCAATACCATACTTCTGCTCTAAATATTCATGCTCAAACTTAACATAAGGCATAAATGAAGCATCAATCTTAGCTTGCTCTGCTAGCGGTAAACTTTCGCTATCATCATACTTAAAAGTACATCCAGTTAAATCAAAACCATTTCTAATCATCATCGGCACTAACTGGTCCTCAATGATAAACTGCATTTTTAACGTGTCTTGTTTTGAAATCATTGCAGCAACACTCTCATGCACATTTGCGCTACCTGAGTAAGCCTTTTCGTCTGTTGTGCCTGTTTGACCTAAGATTATTTTGCTAATCTCACTATTGCAACGTTCCACCATCTTATCAAACACTGCATAGGCATCTGTTCTGCTTGCTTGCATTAATTCGATGTTATCGTTTAAGTCCAACACTGCCCATGATGCCACACCCATATTTCTGAGCATGTTTTCCATGTTTTTGCGTGTCAATTCATCGCGCACATCGGTTTTACCAATGCGAATCGGTGAGCCGAACACCTCAGCAAACTCCGCCCACGCTGCCATTGCGTTTTTCTTCCAAATAACATAAGGTGCAAGGTACATCATCAATCCTAAATCTTTCTTTTCACCAACACCAATACACCAGTTGTTGTATGGGCTTTCATCAAAGTGTTTTCCATCGGTAACGGTGGCGGTATTGCTGCGAACTAAACTAAATTCGGGTACAACGTAGATGCGAGGCACTAATTCTGTATAGGTGTATTTATCGTTAACTACTGGCCCAAATTGAACTAAACTAAATCCCCAAAAGATACTATCTAAGGCCATACTTTGAAAATCATAAAACCACTTTTGGTTAAAGTAAGCGGTTTTGGTTTCGTCAACTTCACCATCGGGGCCACAAACCATGAATTTTTTGCACAATATCTTTGATTTACGTTGTAATACTGCGCTTTGCAATTGTGCATCTAACCAAATTTGCTGATAGGTTTGCATCAACAAGAATCTGTTTGGGTACATTGGACTTTCTGCCGCTTGTAATGCTATGTTAAACTTTTGCGCATCTTGCCTTACACGTTGCAACTGCTGCTCAAAGTCAATAGTCTTACGTATGTTAGCCTTTTGTGGCTGAGGTTTGTTGAAGTTAAATATATCGTTATACCAAGCCATTATTTAAAGAAATTATCTTGTTTGTCTAAACTATTACCATAGCGAATACTGAAACCCTCTGAGTCGGTTGTGTTAATATTCAACACTTCAGCAGTATCTGTGCCACTTGCCCATCTGTCTAATTGGTCTAATGCTTCGCGGTTGCGTTCAATTCTTAATTCGGGTATGTTTCTTGGGTTAATCCTTGCGTGTAGGTTGTAAAGTGTCATATCCATTGCAAGTTCCACAAACATCGGGTATCTGTTATCGCCAACAGTCCAATAAGTAGCGTTACTTGTTGCAATGTTAATCATTTTCGACCAATAGGCAGTCAATGTCAATGGTTGGTTTTGACTTGCTGCTATTGCTGTGTAAACATAACCATCGTCATCGGTTACAATGTTGCCAATGATGTATTCGGTTGTTTTATTCCATCTATCGAAGTCATTAACGTGTGTAATTACTTCGCCTAATATAACTCTGTCGCGTGTACGGTAGTGGCGGCTGTTTGAATAGGCATCCATCGTGCCCAATTCAATGTCAACCATGTAACGCTGCACCAACTTTGTGCGCATGCGTGAAATGGCCTTAACCTCGCTATCGTACAAGTTCTGTGGGGTGTTCTCGGTTATCTGATTGAGGTCAACCGTTTGAATTATTGAAAGATAGTCGGAGGTTTTTAAGAATCGTGCCATGATGCGAAATAATAAAAAAATATTTGATATTTGGTAAATATGTAACTAAAATCTACTCACTGATTTATATTCAGCATCTCTACCAACCACAACCAGCGGTTTGATAATTCCTGTTTGAAACTTTGCGTATTGACTACTGAATACCGTTGTAATTAAATAGCGCGTCAAATCCACAATATGCCCATAAGGCTGGTAGCTTACTTTGGTCACATGATCGGTTACGGTTTTTTTATCAACTTTACCGTTTTTGTCTTCCTTGGTGTTTTCAAAATCTAATATTGCCACTCGGCATGATTCATCAGCAACAAATGATATGCCCTGCTCATTGTAATCTAAAATAGCATTAAAGAAATCGGCACTTGGTCGCACATTGGGGTTTGACTTAGCAACTCTGCGAATCGGTTTAACCTCATCTAATTCGTTAATTAATAGCCTGAATAAGTCAAAGCCCTTTTCTTGTTTTACATCATCCTTTTGTGAGGTGCTATCTCCACAAACATACACATGGCCGTTGTGCTTCCAATGTCGAAGCCGTTGCATTATTGCCCTGCCCATTGCTTTGGTAGTGTTATCAGGGTTCTTTAGGGCAATACAGTCAATCATTCTGATTTCATTGTCATCACTAATTTGGAATACACCACAAGGGAAGTATGGGTTTACGTTTTCATCGAATGAAAGCCAAATGGCGAGAGATGGGTCGTAAGTTACAATGCCAGTGTGCTTAATTGTACTCCAGCTTTTCAAAAACTCACCACCAAAATCTACTTTGCCCCATTCGCCAAGGACATAAACTTTGTGCAAGTTAGGGTTTGCTTTTACTCTTTCGGTTAAATGTTTTATGTAATCAGCATCAAGGAACGCATTGTCCTTGTACGTTGTATGAAGTAAGTAAGTATCTGAATCGGGCGTGTCAAAAAATCTACGCTTTAACCAGTGCTGCTCCGATATTGGGTTGAATGTTATTATAAACTGTTTATAATTGCTTGTTTCGCCCCTTACCCTTAACTCCAGCTGATTAAAGTCCAATTCATCTAACTCAGTTGCTTCTTCACACCAAACTGATGTTATACCGGCAATTGATTTAATTTTTTCGGGGTCATCCATTCCGGCACAAAGTATTTCATTGCCAGTTGGATTGTGAGTAAAGCGCATCTCACTTTTATTGATGGTAAACTCCGAGTAAATATCATACTCCAGTAGTTTGTCAATCAACAACTGATAAACTGAATTTCGTATCGTGGTGGCTACTTTACGTATGCACAATATACGATGATTGCGCTCGGTTGTGGTGCGAAGTATAATTTTTTGGATGGCTGCGATTGATTTGCCTGAGCCTGCGCCGCCTTTCAAAACTAAGTATCTGTGTTGACTTTCAAATGCTTGTTTATAGGCTTTATTTGTCTTTATCAACATACTGAACAGTCCATTGTTTAATTTCTGCTCCCTTAGATGTCAAATCAGCGTTAACCGATGTCGGTATCAACTTAGCAGCCAACTTGTAAAATTCAGTTGTATTTTCTTTGGCCCAATTAGCAAGGTTAGCATTCTCGTCGCCTTGTAATTCATTGAACGCAACTTCAAACGCTTCCTTAACCGATTTGGTCAGTTTGTTTTGCGCTCCTTTTGGTTTGCCCTTGTTCCCTTTCTCAAATTGTGCCATTATTCGTAATTTTCCGTAATTTTCGGCTACTTTTCACCCCACAAAGATACAAATTATTTTAATATTCCAAACTTTCACTTGTTCGGTATTATCGAACAACTGATTAAATCTTCCTGCAGCTGCTCAAACGAAGTAGCAACAATGTAATAACCACCATCAGATTCAACCGCAGCTTTGCGTTTCTTCTGTTCATCACTCATGCGATCGGATGGCGATTTTACTTCGATAGCAAATAGTTTCCCTTTTAAAATACATTGAATGTCCTCCATTCCAGTGTGAGTGCCTTTAAGAAAACCAACACCAGGTCGATATCTACCCTCGCTGCTGATTCGCCTTGCACTGTTGCATTGATGTACTGATTTTAAGTAAGCAATGATTAAATCGGTAAACTTATTGGTGTTAAAAGCATCCTTGGTTACCTTATGCTCAATAATATTATTCACCGGCACATCTAAATGGTTGGTTGTAAGTTCCGTTTTACGTTTCTTAACTACTTTCTTCTTGCTGAGGTTAAATCGCTCAATCGGTAATGTTTGCCACAATGCTAACGGTTGCTTGTTGCGTTTGTAGGTGTTGTGGTAAAATAGTTCGAATTCGGGGATTGTGTAGATTTTCATATTTATTACATTTTTGGTTTATTACAGATTTATTACAACTTTATTACAAATTTATTACAAGTCGGCAGCCTTAGTTACAGTAGCTTTATATTATTATTATTATTATAAAATATAGTAATGTAATAATAAAACGCCAAAAACTCTGACGTTTTTGTTTTTAAGATAAATCCTATGAGTTTTTGCATTATTACATAAATTTATTACATTGTTAATTATCAGCATTTTAATATGTAATTTGTAATAAATGTAATATTACATATCAAATCTTGGCATTTCTTCCAATTCTTCATTTTTAACATTAACTTGTTGATTATAAACTCTATGAGGGTTTGTAAACACAAAAGGCAATCCAACCTTATCAAATGTCAAACCATTGGAATCTGGAAAACCTTTGTATCTTTTTGTATCTAAACTTTGCATTTTCATTTCTTCCTTTAAAACTTTGCGAATGTAGGATATTGAAATTTGATTATTATTACTAAACCATCTTTCTTTTATATCCTTTGGAGTAACCTCAACAAAGTTAATTGCATTGTTATTATCAAAAAAGTCAATAAATAAATATTCAATTTCTTTTCTTAGTCCTGATTTGCTTTCTTCCTTAACAAGTTCTAATGATTCGGTCATTATTTCTTCCTTAGTAAATACCATTCTTGATTTACTAAAATCAATTTCTGCTTGCTGAAGTAAGAATTTAAGAAATTTTGGTATTTCTTTTTGCAAGTCGGATTCAATGTTAGTGTTTTTTTTACCAGTGATCGGTTTAATTTTTCGCACCCAAAAGCGTATTTCTTCTTCATCAATACGCATAAAGTCAGATTCTTTATTAGTGCAAAGAATAACTTTGCCAAAAAATGGCACACTATAATGGCTAACAAACTTTTGCGATACGGATATTGTTTTGGCAGTTGCTAACGATTTAAGTTTTTCAATAGCATGCACTTTATCAATTGTTGTTTCATCAATCATAATAATATTCTTTGTGGCATAGGCATCATTAAAGTTTGAAGTAAGATCGCCTGGGTTAATCAATGTTGAATTTTCACCAAACAACATTTGAATCCAATTTAAGAAAGTAGTTTTACCAGTTTCGCGCTCGGTTGATACAAGGGCCAATACTGGTGCAATTTGTTGCGGATATTGGTAAAGTAGTTTCATATATCTTAATCCAAGCTGCCACTGATCACCAAAAATATGAGTAATTAAACCCATGGTTATCGGCAAATCTTTAGTTTGAACCTCGTCAATAATTGGCTCATGAGCAAACTTTGAATAAAGATTATAACAGTTATTTATTACAGGTGTATAAGTAATGTTATCAGGATGAATAGTAAAATCATCAAACTTATAAATCATTGCCAGTAATTGCTTGCCATGGTCTTGTTTGATTTCGTCTTTCTTCCATGGCTTTAAAAGTTTATTTTCTGATTTGTAACGGTCTTTTTTATTTATTGTTTTAAAATAATCAGTTCCAACTCTAATATAAGGTATTTCGGATTTCATCAATTCAAAGTTAACATAAGACATTGCAGCAAATGAATCGCCATGGTATCTCACAGCAGTTAATAACATAAATTTAGAAACCTTTGCACCTTGGCTAAGTCTATAATCGTTTTTCTTAACCACATCAACATTGTTTAACTTATTAAGTACAAAAGTTGGTTTATTAAGTTCTTGAGGGTCTAACGTATCGGGATTTAACAAACACACCTCAGTTTCACTTTTAATATTGCACTGTTTTATCCCATCAAATATCGATACAAATGAGCCAAAGAAATTAAAGTAATCCACAGCGTTTAAA